TCGCCTTCCACGTTGCTGCATGTTGCTGGCGCAGCTCGCATCGGCGCAAATGACAGCAGTGATGCAATATTGGAAATTGGCGCAGGTGCCACCGGCAACCGCCATGCTTACATTGATCTTATTGGTGATACAACTTACTCGGATTACGGCCTGCGGTTGATGCGCAGCAATGGAGGCGCCAACGCCGGTTCAACGCTTGTGCACAGAGGCACTGGCCCGCTAGAAATAAATTGCCAAGACGCTGGCATTATTGAGTTCAGGATTAACAATACAGCACGCGCCTATCTTGAAGGAACACGCTTTAAGCTAGCCGGCACAGATATTACCTCCGACTCTAATGGCGGCAACATTACGCTATTCGGCGGTGACGGCACTGGCGCCAACATCGAGCTGTACGGCGGGTCGCACGCATCATTCGCCAATCTCATGGTGCTTGATGCTGGCGAGCATCGCATCCGCTCACAGGATGGCGCCACCGACTGGGTGCGTGTTACCAGCACCGGCCGCGTTGGCATCGGCGTCACCAATCCAGCCGCTGGCTTCCACGTCGGTAGCACCGCAGCTGGCGCCAGCATCGGCAATATCTACATCGCACCAACAACAGCAGGCCAAGCCCGTTATCACCTTTACAACGGTGGCGCCCAGGCTGAATGGATGTTTGGCCAAAAGACCAGCACGGATCACGACTTCAAGCTAAGCACACAGGTAGCAGGCAATGAAGTTGACCGACTCATTGTTACAACTGATGGAACGCTTAAGTTTAATAGCGGTTATGGCGTTAATGTTGTCGCCACCGCCTACGGCTGCCGTGCATGGGTCAACTTCGACGGCACCGGCACCATTAGCGCCAATCAAACAATCCGCGCTAGCGGCAATGTCGCCAGTGTTTACAAAAACGCCACCGGCGATTACACCGTAACATTTACCAACGCAATGCCTGACGCAAATTATGCAGTCAATGCAACCCTAGAACAGGCAGGACGTGATAATTGGGTTAGCATCAGCGATCTAACAACCACTACGTTTAAGGTTTACTCCAAGGACAATTCGTTCGGCCTTGAGGATTCGCCGCGCATCTGCATTACAGTTACGCGCTAAGCTGCCATCGTATCCACCCTCTTATGCCAGAACTCAAGCAACGCCTCATCGAGCTGATCGAGGCATACGCTGCCGCCAAAGCCAGTGGCAATGCCCTGCTGATCCAATCCGCAGGTGCTGGCCTCAGCGGCCTCATCGACACCCTGGAGCTGACCGAGCAATGCCAAGAGCAAGAGTGACTGCCACCACAGAGCCGGCACCAACGCCTGCCATCACCTACACCTGGACGATCGCGCAGCTCGATTGCGCTGCCAAGGAAGGCGATCTCACCCAAGTGGTCAAAACCATCCACTGGCATCTCCATGCCACCGATGGCGCCAACGCTGTTGAAGCGTGCAATACGCAGGCCCTCTCATCGCCTGACCCCGGCAGCTTCACCGCCTACGAGTCGCTCACCGAGGCTGACGTGATCAGTTGGCTTGAAGCTGAGCTGCCCATGGAGCAGCTGCGCCTCAACATCGCCGAACAGCTGGAGCGCCTCGCCAACCCACCGATCGTTGCACCTAAGTTGCCGTGGCTGTAAAGGCAAAGACCGGCACCGCTCGCATCGAGCACCAGCCCGGTCGCCCAAAGACAACATCCCAAGGGCAAGGCCAGCACAGCCGACCGCAACGTCGCGGCCGCAAAAAGCTGCGCGGCCAAGGCAAGTAAGCTAGCTGTATTGCGCGTTCGCCATGGTCGAGGTACTAGCTGCTGTCCTAGGCGCCTCGATCAGCGTCGCGGCGATGAGCTTCTCATCTGCAGGCAAGCGTTCTGGCGAAGCGCGGGAAGCTGTGGTACGTCTTACCGCAGCAGTGGAGCACATTGCAACGCAACTTGAAGTGCTACATCAAGACATCAAGGAAGATCGCCGGGAAACATTCGGACGCATCAGCTCCGTAGAACAGCGCGTATCTAAGCTGGAAGCACGCTGAGCACTACGCCATGACTGACCGCATCACCGAGATCGTTGCCATCGCCGTTGCTGCCCATGGCCTGGCAGTTGCGATCGTTAACCTCACGCCAACGCCTAAGGACAACGAGGCGCTCGACACCTACAGCCGCGTTGCCGTGCGGATTTACCGCGCCATCGAGATCCTTGCTGGTGTCATCACCCCACTTGTCAAGCGCTGATCCATGGCAAACGAAGCCCCCATCACCCTGGAGCAGCTGTTCCGCTTCAACCGGGGGCTGCCCCATCAGCTTGCCGCCATCACGGAACTGGAAGCTGACCTAAAGGCCAATGGCTACGGCGCCGCCATGCGCCGCGATCGGCCGTGGTTCAAATCCTGGAGCGTATCCGGCAAGCAGGCCGACCTTGCCGCAGCCATTGCGCTGATCAAGGAGTTTGAGGGCTGCCGCCTTTCGGCATATCCCGATCCGGCCAGTGGCGGCGATCCATGGACGATCGGCTACGGTACTACGCGCTACGGCGGAGGGCATCCCGTCAAGCGCGGCGACAAGATCACCGTCATCGAAGCCGATCTGTTGCTTCGCATGGAGGTGGACCGCGTTGCCGCCAAGTTGCAAGGCACCGTCCCGCACTGGGCTGCTATGAGCGACAACCAGCGCTCTGCACTTGTAAGTTTTGCTTACAACTTGGGCGAAGCGTTCTACGGCACTCCAGGCTTCGAGACGCTTAGCCGTAAGTTGCGCGATAAGCAGTGGGCTGATGTGCCGGCTGCACTTGAGTTGTACCGCAACCCTGGCACAGCAGTAGAAGCAGGCCTATTGCGGCGCCGCAAAGCGGAAGGCGCCCTATGGAGCAAAGGTGCGCCTGCACTACAGCAAAATGGTGTGCTGCTGAAGGTTGCATACGAAGCACAGAATGACAATGCCAGCGGTACCGGCTACCGCGAATGCTTCAGCAGCTCCGCCGCAATGGTGGCACGCTACTACGGCAAGATCACCAGCGATGATGCCTACAACAAAATCCGCGCCAGCTACGGTGATACAACAGACGCGCAGGCGCAAGTCAAAGCACTGCAATCCCTTGGCCTTAATGCACGGCTTGTCACTAATGCCCATGCGCAGCTGATCGAGCAAGAGCTAAATGCCGGCAGGCCGCTAATGGTTGGCTGGTTGCATAAGGGGCCAAGCACAGCACCAACTGGCGGCGGGCACTGGTCCGTAGCAATCGGCTACACCGACGGTGCCATTATCCACAATGATCCAAACGGCGAAGCTGACCTCATCAACGGCGGTTACGTCAACCACAGCAAAGGCGCCGGCATCGCCTACAGCCGCAAGAACTGGCTCCGCCGCTGGGAAGCAGACGGCGCTGGCACGGGCTGGGCAATGCTTGTAAGTCCCAAAGCATAGACTAAATCAAACCGCGCCTTGGTTCTGTGGACTTAACACCGATACGCAGAACACCAGAGCTGCTAGAACTGCGCATCCCCTATAGTTCTTGCGACGAGACCGCGACATTCCTACTACTCAGCGACATCCATTTAGACAACCCAAAGTGCGACCGTAAGCTGCTTGTTAAGCACTTAGACGAGTGTCGGCAGCGTAATGGCCACGTACTTATGTTTGGCGATGTGCTATGCCTTATGCAAGGCAAGCGCGATCGACGCGGTGGTAAGGGCGACATCAGACCTGAACACCTAGGTGGCAACTACTTTGATTTAGTATTTGCTGAGGCTGCAGAGTTCCTTAAGCCTTGGCAAGACATTATTCTTATGGCCGGTGATGGGAACCATGAAACCGCTGTAATTAGCAATCAAGAAATCGATCCCCTAGAAAACGTGGTGCGCTTGATGCGCAGTAACGGCAGCCTTATTGAGCACATGGGCTATCAAGGCTGGATTCGCTTCAGCTTTTCGCAAGACAATTCCAGGACGCGACGCTGCATGTTATTCTTCCACCATGGCGCGTGGGGCGGCATCATCACTAAAGGCACCATGGCAGGAGGTCGCTATGCTGCGATTGCGCCGGATGCCGATCTATTGGTCAACGGGCATAACCACGAGCGCAGCATGGTTGCACACTCCTGCTACCGCGTAGACGCAGGCGGTCGTGCGTGGGTTGAACAGCGCTGGCACGTACAATGCGGCACCTATAAGCAGGAGTTTGGAGGAACCGGTGGCTGGGCGGTGGAACGCATTGTCATGCCTAAGTCGCTGGGCGGTGTCTGGTTGACATTGCGGCCGCGCAATCGAGGCGGTGTTGAAATCTCGTGCGCTCCAACCGTATGAGACAGTACGTCCTGGAAATCGAATACACAATCGTTGTTGAAAGCAGCAACGACAATCCCGAAGAAGTAGGTGATGATTTTGTGGCGCGGCTAACTGAGTTAGCGCCATCCAATGACCACATCCTTGGCCTCTCGGTCAACGTCCTACCTATCCCGGAGCTGCGTGGATCATCAGATTGATGGCACCAACCTCGTACCAAAACGCAGTGCTAAGCAAAAGTTCAGGCAGCAAATCTTCGAGGCATGGAATAGCGAATGCGCGTACTGCGGCGTACCGGCGGACACGTTAGATCACGTCAAACCACGTCATAAAGGCGGAAACACTGTCGCCAGTAACTTGGTGCCGGCATGTCGTAAATGCAACCGCAGCAAAGGAAGCGAAGATTGGCAGGATTGGTTTTTGCGCCATGACCGCTGGTCCGAGGATCGCGCGATGAAAGTACTTAAATGGCTAAACTGTTGGCATGAAATGGATGCTCGTTGATTTCAGCATTGAAGAGCGCTTGGCGATTGAAACCCGCGCGCGGTCTGTGCTCGCTCACGACAGCCATGATGATGTTGCACGCTTGTGCTCAACATTGATCAGACAAAATGCCTATCAAGAGCGGCTGCTTGCGCAGGCAACCGCTCATATCGCAGAACTTGAATCAATACAATGGCGTGCTACTGCTAAGCGGCGCCCATGGTGGCGCATTGTGGCATAAGCAGCCGCAACCGGCGGTGCGCAATATCAACCCGCTGGCGGATGCGCTCGCGGCTGACACCTTCTTCTGCGCCGATTTGCTTTAGCGTTTGCGGTTCATGGCCATTCAGGCCATAGCGCTTAGATACAGCAATCCTATCCTCTTCCTTCAAACGAAAAAAGGCCAGTTGCAACTGCTCAAAGCGCTCCATCTGTTCCGCTAGCTCATATGCCTCATCTGAGCGCTCATCGGCGATCATGTCAATCAATGGACTGCCATCATCTGTCGCCAGCTGGTCTAAGCTTTTTGGCCGTATGCCACGCGACATGATGACCATCAGCTCATCTGGTGTGATCTCTAGCAATTCCGCCAACTGCGATGGTGTAGCAGGCCGGCCGTGTTCCCTGACGTAATCTTCCTGCAGCCGGACTGCACGGTAGAAGCGATCGACGCTGTGCTGCGGCATTCGGATTGCATGTTCCTGCGTGTCAATGGCACGCGTGATGGCTTGCCGGATCCACCAGTAGGCGTAGGTAGAGAACTTGTAGCCGCGTGCGCCATCAAACAGCTCTGCGGCACGATGCAGCCCTACATTGCCCTCCTGGATGATGTCCATGAGCTCCATGTGGCCACCGTCAAGGCGTCGCATGTAACGCTTTGCGATATGCACCACCAGTCGCAGGTTGGCGTTGACAATGGCATTACGCGCCTTCAGGCCACGCTTGATGATGCGCTGTTGCTGCGGCGTTGGATCAGTGATTTCCTTGATCTCATGCATTGCACGCACTTGCCGCGACAGCTGGATTTCTTGCTCAGCCGACAGCAGCGGATAGCGCGCTACGACATTCAGATAATCTTTGATTGAATCGCTCATGTGATGGCCCTGGTCTGGTAGTTGGGATCAGATTCATCTAGGTGGCATTCTGGCCCAAAGCCAGTTGCGATCAGTTCATCGCGTGATGGTTCGTTGCGTTCTGCATCAGTAGCCCGCAGGTTTTCTAGCCAGCTTTCTAATGCAGCGCGCATCGGAATGGATTTTGGAATGTTTAAGAATCGCCGCAATTCAACATGACTGCGAACAAAGACACTGGCGCCACTGGAATACGCAATCCAGTACCTGCCGTTGTGATCGGCGCCGGTCGTGATGAACTGATGCTGGCTCAGCCGCAGGGTGTCACGCTTGACCATGGCCCTCCAGGTGCTCGCGTAGCAGCCGCACGACGCCATCGCAATGCGCTTGGTTCAGCTCATCGCCGGCTGCTTTCCACTCCGCCATATGGCAGCCGAGCTTCCACTCCAGCGACGCAAAAGGCACGTAGAGATGGTCGCTAGGCTGTGCGGTGACAGAGGCCGGCTCCCTGCCTTGCGGTACAGCCGGTCCATCCACTCGGCATGCGTCCATTCCTGCATTAGCGGCTGCCTCGATGGCGGGCTGGTGCGCAGCCCACGCATCTTTCAGCGATCTCCTAGTTTCCGTCAAATTAGGAGTTCCCCAGCGAGCGAGGACGGCGCGGGCGTGATCTACGCAATGGCGGTTAAGGATGATGCGAAAGACGGATGCGACCTTGATGTTGTCGGGATCAAACCCTGCTAAGGCACGCGCTGCAGCAGCCAAATCATCACGCATCTGTTGCGGCATCAACTCCATGATCTCCTCATCTGTCGGCCCCTCCGGCTCTGGCTCAGCCAGAGCTTTGCGGGCAATGTACGTCCATTGCTGAAACACATGCTTCTGCTTATGAGGCCAGTCGGCTTTCTCAAGGCAGTCGGTCAGCTCAACGCACAGGGCGCGAAAGTCAGCGGTCATTGCGCACCCTCCAGCTCGGTGGCGATGGCGAGAAGTTCGGCGCGGATCCGACAATTTGCATCAATGAATCCGGTTTGCCACTCGGAATCATTTGACTGATGCTCAAGACACCACTCCGGAACCACCTGATCCGCAGCAGCACGCAGGGCGGCGGCGGCCACTTCCCTTGAAATTATCCACATATCTTCGCAGGTGAAATGACCGGATTCAAAGTCAACCTTTTGAAAAGCAGTTACACACGCTTGCGCGGCGGGGCTCAGTGGGGTGGAGTTAGTCATCGAGTTGCTCCAAGGCGCGGCGGATGATGGCAAACCGCTCGACTTTGTTAGGGCCTGTTACTGGCATGAGTAGAGTCACAACTCGCTCTAGCTCCTGCAGCGCCTGCTCCTTCAAGCTCGGCGGCTTCAAGCGTCTGGCGGCGCGAAGTTCCTTGGCAAAACCGTGGAAGTCTTCTTGCTGCATGTAATCACAGCACGCCTCCAGCTCCTGGTCGGCGCCAGCGCGAAAGCCATCCTTCCAAGCGCAGTCCAGCACATGGTCAACGTTGTCTCGTTCGTTGAGAATGTCGTCTTCCCACTGTTTAAAGCGTTCCGGCGGTGGGGTGATTGAGTGTGTTTTATCCGTCATTGGTGAAACTCAATAAAGTGCAAACACTCCTCAACGCCTTCGATGTTGAGGTTTCGCGCCCAGCTGACGCTGGCGTTATCGGGGATATCGCAATGCCTGGCGCATTGCTCACGCTGCGGGCACAGGGGCGTTTGCCCCATGCAGCGCGTGTAGTCAGCTGGCAGCATGTTGCCCCATGCCCATTGGATGGCCTTAGCGGCAATGCGCTGGTCGGACTCGGCTAGCGTCGCCTCACCGCCATCACATGACCACTCAGCGACCAGCTCAGCCGGCGGCGGCGGCGGTGCGCCTAGCAAGTGCTCAGCCCATGCCACATGCGTCATGACAGCATGGTTGCCAGGCGGCAGGCCATAAGACTCCTGCCACCACTTGCGGAATGCAGCTTCCATCAAAAAACAGGCTCCTCGTTGGTAATTGCGCTCGGGTTAATGGTGCCAAAGTCGCCGTCGCCACCTTGGCGCCCGCGGCCGTTTATGTAAATACCCTTGACCTGTATTTCGGTTTTGGTTTCGTAGTCCCATACTTTGCCGGTTTTATGTCGCTCGATATCAGCTGCAATGCTTGACAGGTATTGTTGTAGTGCTGGAACTGACTCTAAAGGCACAAACAGACTCATTGAACGCGGCTGCTTGCCGTTTTGGTCGTAGCGGTTGCTGCCTGTAGACCATTTGATTGGTTGCGGCAGCGCAGGAATGAAATCAGCCATTGTTGTCCGAAGGAGTGTTAATCGGTGTGATTTGATTGGCCTCCTCAAAGGCCAGGACTTGATGCAATGGATACTGCACACGCGACATACCAAATGGTGTGCCAAGGCGTGGCAGGGTGGTGTACGGAGGACCAACACCACGCCGGCGTTGATCGCGGATGGTATTAGGCTTCAGCCCCCATCGCGCAGCAAGCTGCTCTGTGGTGAGAAACGGCTCAGTCATCAGCGAACGGATCAGCCGTAGGCGTCAGCGTGGTTTCACGATCCAATGCAAGCTGCAGCAGCTGCTCATATTGCTCATCGCTTAAGTCAGCCCTGCGTGCCTCCATGCGTGCGGTTACATCACGCAACTTGTCGATGGTGTCAGCCTTAGCGATAGCAGCCTTACCGGCCGCAAACACCTTGGCATCACCGGCTGGGGCAGCGGTCACCGTCACCGGCTCCACCTCGGCTTGCTGCATCTCGTCGGCGCTGTAGACGCCGCTGAGATCAGCAGGGAATGCCTTACGCAGCGCCAGCGCTTCGGAGCACTTGGCGATCATCGCTGCAGGCATCTTTGACCACAGGCCTTGCCCAGCGTTGTAGTCCGCAAAACGCGCCACACCGACGAACGGATGCTGGCTGCCCTTGCGATGGATGATGGTCTTAGCAGCCGCCGGTGGCTTGTTGCTAAGCCATACATCAGCCCAGGCGCCATCTTCGCCGCACCAGTACGTTTCCGAGCCATCCAGCTGGCCGGTGCGTTCAGCGATGCTGCGCAGACCGTCGATGCCGGCCTGGATGGTCATCTTGCCGCCGCGCTTGATGGCGTAGATCTGCTTCGAGAACGGATCCAGCCCAGTGCGTTGGCAGGCATAGGCGAATAGCCGCAGCTCATCACCGGTGCAACCCGGTGCAATGGTGCTGCTGATCAGTTGGGTTTGCTCTGGGGTCCAGAGCGCAAGGCTAGAAGTCATCGGATGTGATAGCAGTGTTGTCATCCCGCATTGCCCAGCCGGGCAGGCTCAGCGGTTGGATGCCGGTGCCGTAGCACGGCCATTCATTGATCGCCTTGCAGTCAGCGATCGTGGCGAGGTTGCTGCGGCGCAACGTCTCGCCGTGCTCCATCGCTGCTGCATCCAGCTCGTACACGCCAACCGCATACGGGTAGGCCTTCTCCACCGCGATGAACACAAACCGCTCGGCAAAGGTGCCGGCGAGGTAGTGCCGTGCCTGGACGTGGTACCGGTAGGCAGCCACGCTGCGGGCAAAGCCGGCAGGGCTGGCATCGGCGGTGGTCTTGAGGTCCACCAGCGTGCCGCCGCTGTACCAGTCAGGGCGGCACTTGCAGCGCAGCCCGGTCTGCTGGTCATCCCACCAGAAAGACTGCTCGGCCTTGCCGCTGGCCAGCAGCGCTGCCGCGGCAGGATGTTCCCGCACTGCAGCGGCCATGCTGAGCGCTGTTGCCATGTCAGCCTCGCTGACAGCCTCGATGCCATTGGCGGCCATAGCAGCTGCCTGCTCTTTGCCGGCCTTGGTATTGCGTGGCCCGCAAGCGCCGTAGCGCTGCAACAGCTCAACTGGCTCCAGCACTGCGCAATGCACCAGGCTGCCAAACCGCATTGCTGCAGTCGGCTCCACCGTGCGGCAATTTGGGTCGAGGAAGCGCTTCCAGTAGTGATACGGGCTGGCCGCTACCGCATGGAGGTGACTGGCGCTGATGGCAGGGTCCGCGTGGTATTCGGTGTTGCTGGTCATCCGAGATCCTCGCGGTACATGACGCCATTAGGGCCAAACACCTTGGCTAGGTCAGGCCACGTTGCAAATACCTTGGCGCGGTTGTCAGGGTCAGCGGCAAGGCCAGCCTCTGCCAAGTGCCGCATAAAATTACCGCCGTACTGCCGTGCGCTAAGCAGCGTATTGATCTGCTGCGTGCGTGTCATTTGCGCACCTCCAGTTGCGTGCCGCTGTGCGTCATGCCGGGCTGGTTGCCGGCTTCAATGCCGATCATGGCAAATACAGCTGCCACGATGATGAAGCAAAGGAAATCATTGATGCGGTTCATGAGATCAGCGCCTTGCGGACGCGGTACATGGAAACGTTCATGTGATCGGCGATGCGGCGCTGGCTCCATCCGTAGCTGCGCAGGCGGCGGCAGCGCTGGTTTGTGTCTTCGCTCGCCCAAAGGATGATCAGCACCGGCAGCAGCAGCAACGCTGCTAGCACGGCGATGGTGGTTGTGAGTGTCATGGCTCTCGGTTTGGGGTGATAGGTGCCGCTCGATTGATGACCCGGCCGTGCTGCGGCGTTACCGGGGTGGGCTCCTTGTGGCTTGCGCCGGGGTGCTCACGTCCGCCCCATGCCCAAAACAATAC